CACTACCTTCTGCTTGACCTCGATACCGGCATTGTCACCGACGCGAATCACAAGGTGCGGTTCGCGCAGGCCGGTCCGGATCTGGCCGACCTTGGGCTGTAGCCATGGTGCCGAGAACATACCCAGCACTTCGCGGCCCTCGATCAGCGCCATATCCCCCAGGACCTCGAATACTGTGTCGTCGACGTCGCCGATCAGATCCCGGAAGGCCATGATCAGCGCGTCAGGCGGATAATTGCGCGGGGGCGGGTCACCAGGTGCAGCGGGTTCGACTGCGCCTCACCGGCCACGCCCTTCTTGAATGGCATCATCTCCAGCTGGCTGTAGTACGGCAGACCCTCGGTGTTGACCGTGTCCATATAGTCGGCCGGCGCGAAGCGGGTGATGCACAGCCCAGGCACCCCTTCCGGTACCAGGCGCGCTTCGTCGTCGTGCACGAACGAAACACCCGCAACCTTGCCGCGATAGCGCTCCCAGGTGATGCCGCCGAACTCGAACGACTCGCGGCCGTCAGCACGCAGCGCTGAGGCGTACTGGGTACCCTCGTAAGTTTTCACGACGCTCTTGTGCTCGATCAGATCGCGCCAAAAGTTCTTGCCGCAGAACGCTCGCGCCCCCGACGTGGTAGTCGCGCCCAGCGCTTCCTCCTGTGCATCCAGCGCGTCCACACACTTCACCCGAACCTTGGTGTCCGGGTTGCTCAGTTCCATCGGGATGACAATAGGCTGAAGGCCGAAACGGTCAAAGATATTGAGGAGCACCGTGCTGCCGTCGGCATCCAGCACATAGCCGTTCAAGGCGCTCATACGGTGGAATTCGTGGGTGGCGTCCAACTGGCGGCGGGCCTTTGCCAGTCGCTTGTTAACGACGTCCTGCACTGCCTGTAGCTCGGTTTGCTCACCGAACGCACGAATGCCCTGGATCTCATCCGCCTTGATCGCGAAACGCTCAGGCAGGTGAACGGTGTTGAAGGGCAGCAGGATCCGCTTGCTGCCGTTGACCACCAGCCCCGAGGTGCCACGTTCACCGGCTGGCACCAACGCCAAGGTGTCGCCGTCCTTTTCTACCTGGACGGTCACCGTAGTGACGCCTTCTTCCTCGAACAGCCCCAGCTCGGCCAGGCGCCCTGGCACGAACGGTTGCTCATTGATCGCAGCGGTGAGCGCAGGAACGGTGAATGCGTTGTCTTCAAAAATATCAATGTCGGCCATGAAGCCCTCCAAAAATGCAAAACCCCGCACTTGGCGGGGTCGGGGAAAAGGTAAGTCGCTGTTAGCGAACGATGATGAACTGGGCCGCCAGGGCTTTCTCGCCGTCCGGGTCGAGGCCGGTCAGCAATGCCTCGCTCACTTCAGCCAGGCGCACGACAGCACGACCACGGCGCACCACCTCGGAGGACGCGACTGAAGCGAACAGGATGCACTTGGCCGTCTCGCTGCCGTCCTCGGCCTCGGGGCTGTACGGGGCGAACTGTCCATTGGCGGTGAGCTGGCCGAGCACCTGGCCTGCCACCAGAGCCTCGCCGGGCGCCAGTTCGATCACTTCACGGGAGATCTTGCCTGCGCCCTCGGACAGCAGGAATTCGCCGGCATGAACCGGCTCTACGTAGGTGTTGCTCATGGTCAGGCTCCTCGACCGGGACGGGATTGGGTGGCCTGCCGACGGGCAGACCAGATGCTGCTGGGGTTTGGTGCTTTCGCCTGGACCTTCTCCGGCGCGTCATCGGCTGGAGGCAGGCTGTTGTCGATCTCGAAGCCCTTGCCGCTGCCGACCAGCTTGTCGAACAGGCGCGCCCGTACTGCGGTTGCATCCAGGCCGGCCTGGACGTACTCGCCGGTCATCTCGGGCAGGCGGGCTGCGACACAAAGATCCCGCACCGCCTTGGCGCGGGTGAGCGCCGCCTGTACGGTGGCTTCGTCCGCCAGCCTGGTCGAGGCGATCAGCGGCTCGACTAGGTTGCTGATGCCGGCCTGGGTGCAGGCCTGGGTGATCATCAAGGCCAAGGCCGCGGAACCGCTTGCGGTCGGCGCCGAGGGGGAAGGTTGGGCCTCGGGCTCCGGTTCAACGGGCGCGGCCGGTTCCTCCTTGCTGGCCTTGAGCTGATCCAACAACGCCTGCGGGGTGTTCCGGTAGCGCGCCATGGCAGAGCCCTGCCCCAGGCAGGCCTGGACCTTCACGTCAGTGATGACCTCATCGGCCAGCCCCAGCGCCAGAGCCTCCGAGGCCGAGAGCCAGCTTTCATCGTTGATCAGTCGTCGCAACTCCGCGTCATCGATGTTCGGCGCCTTGGCCTTGTAGGCCGCGATCATTGCCTCGACGGCCTTATCGAGTACATCCGCCACCCGACGAAGATCCTCTGCATCACCACCCACCCAGGTGTACGGGTTATGGATCATCAAAAAGTCAGTCGAGCGCATGATCACACGGTGGGCGCCGCTGACCGCCACGCTGCCCGCACTGGCAGCCAGGCCATCGACCCGGCCGGTACAACGCTCGCCCAAGCGCCTCAGCGCGTTGTGGATGGCAAGGCCCTCGAACAGGTCACCGCCGTTGGTGTTGAAGGCCACCACGACCGGCGACACACCGTCGTCCACCGCCTTCAGATCCTGGATGAACTGATAGGCAGTGATGCCCCAGGCACCAATCTCGCCATAGACATAGACTTCGATGACCTTCGAGTCGGCATCACCTTCCGGCGCCGCAGCAGTGATCGAATACCAATGCTCATCCTCGACTGGCAGGACCGCCTTGGCCTTGTTGAAGATGCGGAACGGCATCAACGGTTTCATGTTTTCCCCTTCTGTTCGGAGTCATCAGGCTCGTCATCAATCGCTGACAAGCCGCTGTATTGGAGGCCCAGGGCATGCGCCCGAGCGATGTCGGCGGCGTTCTCTTCGTCAACGATCTCCGCGTCGGTACCCGAGCGCAGGCACATCTCGCTGCGGGACGTGAACCCCGCAGCGACCTCGAGCATGCGCGCCTGCACGTCCTGCACCGGCTGGATGTAGGCCCAGCCCTGCGGCACCCACCGCGTCCGCAGGTACTGGCGGCGGTTGAGGGTGTAGTCCACCAGGTCCAGCGAACCGGCCAGCACCGCCATGTCCATCCACGCCGCCCGCACCGGGCGACACAGCTGGTGGACATAAACCGAGAACTGCAGCTGCTCCAGGCGACGGCGGAACTCGTTCAGCACCACGCGGATGACACGGTCGTTAACCCCACGCATGTCGCCGGTCATCAGCTCGTAAGGCAGCCCCGCACCAGCGGCGGCAGCCATCAACTGCTGCCGCATGAAGTCGGGGTAGTTGTTGCCGCCGTCAGGTGGGTCGGAGAAGTCGACCTGTTCGCCCGGCCCCAGCTCCTGCATCGTGCCGGGCTCCAGTGCCACCATGGGGGTGAAGGCATCGCGGTCATGAACGACCGCTGCCCCCGTGATCATGTTTACTGGCGGACCACCCTGCATATCCGGCGCCGGCTTGCGAACGAAACCGGCGAACAGGTTGGCGACCTCCTGCCGAAACAGCACTGCATCGTCGTAGTTGTCTAGGCTGCGCAGACGTTTGAGGATCGGCGCAAGCCGGGGTACCCCTCTCAACTGGCCGGGCTCCAGCGGCTCAAAGATGTGCAGCATCTGCTCAGCCGGGACGCGCACCAGGGGATTGTAACCAGCGTTGAGCGAGGCCTTGTCGCTGGGGTGGTTGCGGTAGCACCAGTAAGCCACCCTGCGGCCAATGCCATTGAACTCAATGCCGGCCCGGATGGTGTTGCCGGAGCGTGTCATCTCGAACTTGTCGTGCGGCACGAACTCCGGGGCGAGACACTGCAGCTGCAGCGGTACCGCCAGGCCATCCTCCAGCCGGCGTGGCCGCAAACGCACGAAGCATTCACCGGACTGCTCAACCGTGCGCGCCACCAGGGCCTGCTGGCCGTAGAAGTCGGTACGCTCGTCGGCGTCCGACTCGTCCACCCAGTCCTCCCACAGCTCCTGCATGGCTTTGCGCAGGGCCTTGTCGAGCAACCGTGGCTGCGGCGTGATTCCGGTGCCGATCAGGTTGCTGACCCGCTTGTCGATGATGTTGGCCGCATAGGGGTCATTGCGTACCGCTGCCCGCGACCGCGAGCGCAGATTGCGCAAAGCGGGCATGATCAGACTGTTTGGCCCCGTGTCCGGGGCATCCCAGCCAGAGGAACGCCGCCCTTCGGCGGCGCCCTCATAGCTGGCCTTGATCCGCTCGGGTACCAGAAGCCCCGAACGTGTGGAGATATAGCGGCCGCTCACAGACCCTTACCTCCATGGAAGAGCCGAACCGCACGGGAACGCGGGCCAGCCGCCTGGGCCAGCTCGGTACGGATCTGATCGCGGACCTTCATGAGCTCATCTACTGAGCGATATTCGACGGTGCGGTCGCTGTAGCGAACGATCCGTTCGCCACGCGCAATCGCACGCTCGACAGCCGCGAGTTGTGCTGGGGTATATGCCATGTCAGCGTCTCTTCAGATAGCCGCTGCTGGAGCTGCGGCGTTGCATTGGTTGAGGTGCCGGGCGAGGCGGCGGTGGAGCCGGCCGTGGAACGGGCCGAGCCGGAGGCGGTGTCGTTGATACAGGTTCGTCATCGGCCTCCCCGTCGTCGTCATCGTGCTCGATGACAGGTCGCTTCGTAGGTGGTGGCTCATCAAACAAACTCGCCTGAGACAGCGCCTGCCGCAGCTTGTCCCAGTCCTGCTCGCCGTATCGATGCAGGCCGAGGTAGTTGGCCATAGCCAGGTTGTACACCATGAGGTCGAGTGCTTCGTTGCGGTCGGCCTTACCCTTAACCCACTCGATGCGCTTGTACCCTTTCACATAGCGGGCGATCTTGCGTTCGGCCACGCACTGCTGGAAGAACTCATCGGGCAAATCCCTGGGGAAGTGCAGTGCTCCAGGTCCCGACTCGAAGCTGTAACGGTTGTAGATCCAATCCTTGGCCGTATCGGTGCCGACCATCCACAGCTCGGCGCCGTTGCGTTCGGTCTGGCCCTTCCAGGTGACATCCACCAGGGACGGCCGCTGGGCGATTACCGGCTTGCCCGGCTTGCTCGCCCCTTTCAGGGCGAAGATGTTGCGCCAACGGCGGACACGGGTGAACTGGTAGACCTCATGGGTATGGTGACCACCGGAGTCGATACCGACAGCCAGGATACCCAGGCTCACGCCGCAGGGATGGCGGTACCGAACCTTCAATCGCTCGTCCAACAGATCCCACGTGCGCTGATCAGCAGGATCGCCGGGGATAACCTGGTGATCAATGACCCAACGCTCCATGCCTGCACCGTAGCCCAGCGTCATCAGCTCCAGGCGATTGGCCTGCACGTCGACCGCACCGGTGATCACCAGCACGCCGACAGGCACGGTACCAAGGACATAATCTTCCTGCAGAGCCCGCGCCTGCAGCACCTCGGCCTTGGTCTGCTCGACCGCACTGTCCCATACCTTCGCCAAGCGAGTGTTGTAAAACACCTGCATGGGTTCAAGGTCACCCCGGTCCTGGGCGCGCTTGGCCTTCTCATATTGCTTGGCCAGATCAGCCCATGAGGTCCAACCCAGCGGGGCGTAGAGTGCGTTGAGGTGGAAACCCACCGTTTCACCATCGCCCTGAGCGTGCGAGCGCCATTCCCCTTGGGCGAGCATCTCACCCTTGTGGTGCTCCTCGATCAGCACATCGCAATCGGGCGCGGAGCACTTGTAGTGGACGGTCTGGAAATCAGCGGAGTACAGCAAGCGCTCCCACTCCAGCACCTGCTTATGACCGCAGGTTGGACAGGGCACGTAGAAATACCGCTGGTCGCTGGTCTCGAACAGATCGGCGATGCGTGAGGCACCCTTGATGGTCGGCGAGCTGGAGAAGTAGAACTTGGCATTGCGCCCAAAGGTACTGCCTCGTGTCTCCGCAAGATCGACGGGGTCACCCTCTTCATCGACGTCCACGTCCCAGCGGTCAATCTCATCGCCGTAGATGTATCGGGCAGCCAACTCGGCCAGGTTGGAGGCCGAGCCAGCGGTGGTCGCGTACAGCGTGCCGCCCTCGAACTCTTTGGTATCCATGGTGTTGCGGGCATCCCGCGACCGGGATGCAGCCACACGCGCTTTCAGTTCAGGAGTGGCGGCGATGGTCTTGCCGATCCGCGCCGACACCCGCTTGGCCAGGGCCAAGCTGGGCAGCAACGTCAGGATGTTGGACGGCGCCATGTGAATCAGCGCCCCAATCCAATTAAGGGCGATCTGCGTTTTCATGAGCTGCGAGGCGACCATGGTAATGACGCGCTTGCAGGGGTGCGCTGGCGACAGGCAGCGCATGGGTTCACGGGCATAAGGCGTCCGTGCTGTGCGGTATTTGCCGGGCTCGGCTGCACCGGTATCACGCGGGATCCGCATGTACTCGTCAGACCATTCGTCCACCCATAACTCAGGGTCAGGCTTCAGCCCACGGCCATACGCTTCGCGGTACACCTTTGCACCGTCCGCGTATCCGGTGGGCA